ACTGCCATCCGGAAGTTCTTCTATATTATCAGCAGATGCTTCAATATCTTCAAGAATCTCATAAACAGACTCATTATCATCAGTATCAGGGTTTGACCCTTCTTCACCTTTAATAAAACGATTATAGTCTTGTGGAATTGGCATTTCCGGCATATTATTTCCTCATTGCGAGTTCTAATTTCATGTAATCAGGCGTGATTTTATGCTCGATCATACCACCTTTTTTGTGTCCCTTAGGCTTATTACTTTGTAGTAACTCACGAAGATGATCTGTTGTCACAAAACGCGGCAAGTCAGGGTTTTTCTCAAGCAACTGATTATATAGATCCATTCTGCTTCCTTTAATGTCCATAGAAGGAGACATTAAAGAATCCATTACACTTTTCGTATCATTACGATCAATAATTCCGGCGCCTGTTAAATCTCGTCTACCTTCATCAGTAATGGAATGAATTCTATGAACATTTTCAGGGTTGTTTAGTAAATCAAGTGCTTGATCACGATACTTTTCAATAATCGGTCTATTTTGCTTACCTTTAAACTGATTAAGCACAACAGTTGGGTTGTCTTTAATCCAATCTTCTAAATCAGGAGTTTGCATTCCTTTAACGTGATCAGGAAGTTCATCCCATCTTGGTGCAACCACATTCATTTCAACAGTTGCATGAGGCTTATTTGACTTATCACGTAATGTAAAGATCTTGGTGTTTCCACTAGCAACTTCATCTGTATAACAACCTACACAGTGACCCATCATGTCACCTTCATTTTTGAGAGTCTTGTCAAGAAGTTCGTAGTTCTTTTTCTCGCTGTACTGTTCTATTGCATGCTCAGCATGCTTGGTGGTGTCAACCATGTGTTCACCAGTAGCTTTATTAATAATATTATGAACTGGTTTACCATTCTCATTAGTAAACTGAATCAGTTCATGACCTTCTTCTAATGGATGCTCTGCATCAGGCAACTTAATATCATGCCACTTATCACCATTTGCATATGCTTTAATAGGCGGAAAATGCTCCATGTCTTTAGCAGCAGTCTTTGCCATCTGCTTTTCACGGTAGTCATTGACTTTGGCAACATGGCGGACTGCATCTGGAACGGTCATTCGTTCTAGATCTTTAGTCTTTAACTGCAACTGCAGTGGAAGATCAGATCTCGGGTTCAGTGAACTTCTTAATTCATCCATTAAATGGTCAAATCCAAGATGATTAAAGTCTGATCTATTTGGCATTGAGTGAATTGGTGCATTAGGGTCTTTTTCTGCCAATTTCTCAATCCATGGATAATCTTGCAATGTTGCACCAGATGCATGTGCATTTTCCATTGCATGTTCTGCTGAAATAGAGCTAATTGCTGCATCTGCTCTGTTTTCCCAGTCTTTTCCTTTAACTGTTGTTGAATGTCCTTTAGATGGGTATCTTGCTAAAACTCGTTTATCAGGTAAATGAGCAGGATACCAATGATTTTCTCCTATGTCATTAATATGACTAATTCCATGCTCATCTGCAAGTTTTCTTACAGAGTCATTAGGTGTAGCCAGCTCATTTTTAATATATGACTCTAATCTTTTGTCAACCCATTTATTAAGCGCTTCTGTGTGAAGAATATCTTGCTGATGCTCAAGAGTATATCCCATCTTATCAGCAACTTCTTTCCAGTTTGGCTTAAGCTCATAAAAATTTTGATTTAAAGGTGGAGGAAGACCTTGCTTTAGTGTTCTTAAATGAGCACCTAGTGCTTTATCTATCCAGTTGCCACCTTTTTCTTTGACTGACCAGTTAATGTCTGGATTGTTCAGTGTCAGAGCTGCTTTCATCTCATCAACAGATGGCTTTTTCAGATCTTCGAGCTCTTTCTGATCTTTCATTCTCTGTTCTAAAGTGCGAGGCTCATTAGCTTTAGCTTTTTCTAAATCTGCTTTGGCTTGATTTGCCAACTCTTTAAAGCCAGCTCTAGGATCAGTGGCTGATAAATTAATTTCTTGCTGCTTAGCAAGTGCTGCTCTCATTTCTTGTAATGTAGGAGTACGTTTTCCTGATGCAGGCTCAAAGATAGGATTGCCTTTAGCATCATTGCCTCTTCTAACAATAATCTGCGACGGATTGATTTTTCCTTCTGTATGAATGTCAGGAATAACATCATATGGGTATATCTTATTCAGCTCTTCTTGTGACTTATTGCGAAGATAAGTGCTTAAGTCTGCTTCTACTTCACCTGCAGCATGCCGATATCGTGTAAATGGAGATGCAGAATGCATAATATGCGCTTGACCACTATTTGCATACTGAATTGCTGCTGCAGAAGGCTTAATACCATATTGTTTTTCAAAGAATGCGGCAGCTTTTTGAGCATTGATGTCAGCACTTGACATTAAATCTTCAAGATGCTGAGCTATAAAAATTTCATTGGCAGTTGGGAATGCTTTTTCTGATGTGCCTGTTTGCATTCCTTCATGGTGCTGAATAGCATGATCAATCTCATGGGGTAGTAATGCTTCTATTTTGTTTGGCGTTGCATGATTTGTATTGATTAGAATTTCATTTGTGCTTGGTAAATATCCTCCTTCATATCTCTCAGGAAGAGTCATAAACTTTACAGGCACATCAGCTAAATGAGGATATGCTTTGTACACTGTAGGATGCTCATAAACATCTTTAAGCGTCAGATCGTCTCTATTAACATCACCTAACTTAAAATTCACTTTTGCATCTTTGTCAGATAGCATTTGTCGTAGCTTGTTGTCATACCAGCGATATGTACCTGATTCTAAGTATGCTTGACGAGGGTCTGTAGTTTCAGATGCTTCATACTTAGCAGCAGATTCAGGGTTCCACAACTTTGATTTTTCACCTTGAATGATACCTAGTGCTTGTACTTCTGGCAGAAAGCCTTGCATCTGTTTGGGCATTAATGACTCACCCATGAATGCTCTGTTTGCAGCTTCTTGAGCAACTGCTTTAGCACCTGTTCCTACAGCTTTAGCAGCTGGACCAGCAAACTCACCTGATGCACCTAGCATGGTGTTCATCATATTCTCTACATCTTGAACTGGTAGTCCAGTCTGATTGGAGATCCACTGTGATCCTTGACCGATGTTCTGACCAACATAGTCCATCAGTTGCGATGTTGCCTCATTCCTATAAGCAGGGTCATTGGTAATGCCTAGTGCACTACCGAAGGGCTGATTAAAGTAGCCGGCTGCTTGATTCGAAGTCTGCTCTGCTTCTTCAGGAGACTGCCCAAATGCTCGACTGCCTGCGTACGTCGCTTGCTTTGCAAAGTAAGGAAGGACGCCACCGACTGTATTGTCAAGCACTGAGGCAACCCCTTTACCTAGATCCAATGCATTACTTGCAAGTGTACTAAGAGAGCCAAACGGAGATACCTGAGGCTGAGGAGCTAGTTGTGCTGCTACTTCGGGTTGTTGCTGTGAAGCTTGCTGAGGAACTACGGACTGTAATGGCGGAGTCTGCTGTGCAGACTGATTGAGTATCGCCTCGATTTCAGACGGGTCAAACGAAACCGAGACGTTCGAGCTAGGATCCATGTACACGAATCATAACACTCTTTGTCAGGATGTTACAATACTGCTATGCCTTTGACTGATGAGCAGCTTAAACTAATATCAAAACGAATTACCAAGCACGATGCCGAGTTATCGAAGATGTCGCCTGAGTGGCGAGCAGCTTTCAAAGCTCGGCTTAAGTGGATGACTGTGGCTCTTCCTCATCAGATCGAGCCACCGACTGACTGGGCGATCTGGCTATTGCTAGCTGGCCGTGGGGCTGGAAAGACTAGGTTAGCAGCCGAGTGGGTGTGGTGGACTGCATGGTCAAATCCTAAGGTCCGCATTCTAGTCACTGCTCCAACCAGCGGCGATATACGAGATGTGTGCTTCGGCGGAGAATCTGGTCTTCTGAACGTTTGTCCTCCCGAAATCATCGAGAACTACGGCATTTCTCTGCACGAACTGACTTTAAAGAATGGTTCTTTAATCAAAGGTATTGCTGCATCTGAGCCATCTCGCTTTCGCGGCCCTCAATGGCATCATGTCTGGGCTGACGAGTTAGCTGCTTATGACTATCTGGATGATGCCTGGGACATGATTCAGTTCAGTCTTAGGCTCGGTAAGAAGCCACGTATGGTTTGCACTACCACTCCTAAACCGGTTCCTAAGATCGTAGAGCTGTATGACAGAGACGGTGAAGATGTACATGTCACAACCGCAAGTACGTATAGCAACATGCATAACCTTGCTCCGACATTCCAGAATCAGATTCTCCAGTACGAAGGCACCGAGATCGGTAGGCAAGAGATACACGCTGAGATTCTGAACCCTGAAGAGAGTGGTCTGGTCAAACGGAGTTGGTTCAAGCTCTATGACTCTGATAAGCCATTTCCTGAGTTTAGCTATGTCATACAATCCTATGACGTAGCTACCTCTGATAAGACTGTGAACGACCCCACTGCGTGTGTAGTGCTAGGCATCTTCAAGCCAGGGCCAGATCAGGGTAACCGTGTCATGCTGATTGACTGTTGGTCTGAGCATCTGCTATACCCGGATCTAAGGGCTAAGTTACAGGACGAGTACACTGAGGTCTATGGCAATCCGGACGAATTCGGGAGCGGGAAGAAGGTAGACATGATTCTGATTGAGAATAAGTCTAGCGGCATAGCACTGATACAGGACCTACAACAAACACGAATACCGATTCGGGGCTACAATCCAGGGTCGGCAGACAAAGCAACACGCCTGAACATCGTGGCTCCGATGATCGAGAAAGGGCTGATGTACCTACCGGAAAGCAGTGAGATACCGGGGCAGCCAAGAACTTGGATACAACCTTTCGTATCTGAGGTATGCAGTTTTCCACTGGGACGGCATGACGATTACGTAGATGCTTTGAGTCAGGCACTCCGATACCTCAGAGATAGTGGCATGATCACACTGGACTACCATGCCAGTGAACCCAGCATCTATGCCGATGATGATAATCCACGGCCAAATAGGTCCGTAAATCCTTATTCTGTATAGGCATTGACTAAGCTGCAGAGCTGCAGAGAGCTGCAGAGGAAAGTGTTTACTTTAGGTACTGAGGACTGTGGACTCAGAAGCTGACATAGCGCGCCCCCGGAGAAGTGTTCGAGGTCCTATGCTTTCTGTAGCAAAAAAGCCCGCAGCTCAGTGCCCAGAGCTAAGCTGAAGCTTCGAAAAGAATCGGCACCCAACTGCTATGAGCTGGG